CTCTCCCCGGATTCATGGAGCAGGCCCTCCTCGGTGACGATGCCTCGCGAGCCCTCATGATCCTGCTTGCCTGGGTCGGTCGCTTCAACGACATGGCCAACAGCTTCAACGCGAGTAGCATGGACTCCCCGCTCCTGCGTCAGACCATCGCAGCCATGACGCACGGTGTGATCGGTGCTCCGGGCGACGGACATCTCCACGACGCCTTCCTCCTGGCCGAAGAGAGTGTGAGCTAATGCTTACTGCCTACTGCCAGAACTGCGGAGCCCCGAAGGAACCGTCCGAGTACTCTGCCAACACCTGTGGCTCCTGCAAGACCACGCGCCTTGAAGCTGAGCAGGCGTACGCTGCCGAGCACAAGGACGCGAGCGAATCGGACATCCTCTACGCCGGCCGCCAAGCTCTCCTCCAGAAAGCCCATCACGCTCACAAGAACTTCCAGGACCCTCGCGGCTTTAGCGCCAGTCGAGGGATGATCCCAATCCCGCCAGTGCGCGGAGACCGAGGCTCGGTGCCGGAATGAATTTGGAGTGCAAAATTCCGACACTCGACGAGTGTGTCCCAACTGACTTGATGAAGCGGTACCCGAATCTCATCTTCATCAAGCCTACGCGACACACTATCACTCGTACTTCACCAGAGAGTAGTCCTCGGGGATTAGTTTCGTGTGATGTTCAGCTTCCTGCCTTCATGCCAATCTCTTCTTTCTCTGTCAACATCTTCGTTGATCACCGAGAGGTCGAGTCGTACAAAGACACGTACACGATGGCGGTTCAGACCGCCCTGTTTTCCATCCACCGAATGATCGCAGACATCTGTGATCGGGAGAACCAATGAAGACCTTCCTCATCGTCATCCTCGTCCTCACCGGACTCTGCGTCGCCTCCTGTGAGAAGCATCGCTACATCTACGTGACTGCCCCCGGCGCTCCTGCCGACACGATCTTCGTCCCGAGCCCACCCGACACCATCAGGGTCCCATGTCCGAGCCCGAGCCCACGCCCGCGCCACCGACACCGGTAGAGCCCGGCGTCATCACGCTCGAACACTTCAACGAAGCCCTGAAATTCATCTACAAGTACGGTGCTGATCCTGATCGGTACTTGGAAGAAAGGCATCCATGAAAGACCCAATCGTTCCGAAGCCGGCTGAGATTTCCATTCAGCAGGAAGCGACTCGACAGCACAAGCTCATCCCGATTCACGCTCAGAGGACGCTGGAGAAGTGGGACAAGTACCGCGCTGAAGAGCGCGAGAAACTCTCCCACATGACCGAGAAGGAACAGGTCACCGAGTACATGGCGGCTGCAATCCCGGCCGAGCACATCCTCGAACTCGCTCGTGCCTACGGTATCAAGGGTGATCTACCCGAGAACAAGTACCGTGATGAGATCACCGAGATCAAGCGCAACGAGGCAATCGACGACGCCTACGCCGCAGGTGGGACGCCGGCAGTCGTTGAAGTGTCTCTCGAAGCAGCCTTCGACCGGAAGCTCATCGGTCCTCTGGAGTTCAGATGGCGGAAGCTACTCAGACGATTGGTTGGAACCTTGAAGCGGAAAGGCTCCTTTGGCGCTCCATCTGCGCCCCCAACTCCTGGCACCGAGAAGACGGAGTAAAGAAGGGGACGCACCCTTACTCCCTCTGGTACTTCCTGAACAAGGCATGGGGAGCAGAGTACTTCCTCAAGTCGCATCCAGCAGAACCTCAGTGGCTCTACGCTCCGATCCACGTTCCCTACACGCAGTGGCTTCAGATGCATCTACTTGCGTGGAAGAAGCATGCGCTCTCCGGCATGCCGGGACAGTACTGCATCGCCTCGATCCTCCCTCGTGGCTACGGTAAGACCGTCTCCTCGACGAAGGCAGCATCACTCTGGACTCATCTTGATGATCCAGACATGACGACGCTGATCCAATCGGCCACTGACGACCTTTCCATCGACATCCTCAAATCACAGTTGTCCGTAATGTCTGGGGGAAAAGAGCACGATCCTGATTCGTGGTTCGTCTGGCTCTACGGCGACTGGGTCTCGGGTGCGCACGAGCGTACGCGAAACTACATCAAGCACGGCTACCGTCGTGCCCGCAACATCTCCGAACCCTCCTTCGATGCCTCCTCTGCCGGCATCGGAGCCACCGGCTACCATCCTCGCCAGTCGTGGTGGGATGACCCGCTGGAGAAGAACAAGCTGAAGGCTGACCGCACCGCCTATCTCCGTGGTCAGCACGAAGCCTTCAACGCCTCGGCGAACTCGCTCCACGTCAACGGACTCCGTGTCCTCACGGCCACCCGTTACCTCGACGACGACATCGCTGGTCGCCACTTCCGCGAGGAAGGTGTCGCTTCATGGTCGGGCATGGACTGCCCCCACATGAATATGTTCGACAAGGTCCCGTTCGGTGAAGGTCTCTGGCACGTCTACTACTACCAGACCGAAGACGAACTGACTGGCGAACCAACGCATCCGAAGCTCTGGACGCGGAAGATGATCGAGGAGCGCAAGCGGATCGATGCAGAAGACTTCGCCTGCCAGCAGCAGAACAACCCGGGCGCAAGCGAGCATGCCCCGCTCGTCGAAAATCAAATCCCGTGGCTCTATCTCTCGTACCACGACTTCATGTGGGATGTACAAGTGGAATGGGCCACCATTCACATCGACACGGCCTTCAAGAACAAGGAGAACATCGGACACGGTGACGACTCCGCCATCGTGGTCTGGCTCAAAGACGCCCGCAACAACGGCGTTCTCTACCTCGACACGGACCTTCTCTGCGCGTCGAACGAATGGCGCGAAGAGGACTTCAACAAAGAACTGATCAAGGTCTGCCTAAACCTCCGTCGTCGAGGTATCTACATCCGTGCCATCACCGACGAGGTCGAGCCGGGCGGCAAGTCTGGCACCTACAAGAACCGAATCCTCGGCATCCTCCGTACTGCCGGCTTCCAGTTCGGCGACGAGCAGTTCATCCAACTGAACCGCACCAAGGACAAGAAGGCCCGCATCCGTACCGCAGCCGGCCACTGGTCCGAAGGTTACGTTCGTCTCCTCCTTCACAAGAACAACTGCAACTGTCCTCCTCCAGAGTTTGATCCGACGCGCAACGCGTACAAGCAGCGTCAGTGTCCGCACTTCGTCCTTCCCATCCCTGCCCGCAAGATGATCAATCAGATCGTCAAAGTGGACACGACGATGTTCGACGACCTTGCAGACGCTGGTGCCGACGGCTTCACCTCACAACTCTGGCGACCACCCGACACCAATCCAGGCATCCCGAGTCAGGAAGGCACTGTGCCTATCCGTCCGTGGGACCAAGACCTCAAGAGCATCGGCAAGCCGCCCACCAACGAGGAACTCCTCGTGATGATGGCCGACCGTGACGAGCTAGCCTCTGCGGGTTTCTTCGGCGACGGACTCCGTGGCGACGGACTGGATAACGACTACATCCTTCCACGAGACCCTGTCTGAGGTTCCAATGGCTCTTCCTGCTGGCGTAGCTGCTCAAGTCGTCATCATCAACGTCAATCTCAACAAGATCGTCGCCGACCGGGAACGCATCAACGACTGGTTCGACGACGGACTTGGTGCCTCCGTTTGGAGTCTCCTGACGGTTCAGAACCAGACCGCTGCGAAGAACGCTCTCACCGCCGACATGCAGGCGGCAGTAAATGCCATCCAGAGCGCCATCAACGCACTGGCGGCGATGTGAAGATCACCATCGAACGAGAGCCTGGCCAGATCACCGTATTCAACGAAGTCTCCGATGTGTACGTCGTGGTTCGACAGGTCAAGGTCCTCACTGACCTAGCCGGTGAAAATCCCACGCGTAACATCGACACGACCTCATTCTCCTGGGGAAGCAATGTTCGAGAACTCGTGAAAGAGATCACTCAATCTCTCACGGAACTTCAGGACTACCTGAAGGAGAGTCGTCATGGCGGTTCCAGCTAACGTAGTAGTCGCATGGCCCTCGACTGCTGCATCCATCCCCGCAGGATGGACACGGGTCACGGAACTCGATAGCCGCTACGTCGCAGGTGCTGCAACCGGCGCTGATACTGATCTCTCGACCAGCCGAGGGAACGCCAACCACACGCACACCTCTCCAGCACACACCCCGATCCAGAACTCCCACACGCACCTCGTGACGGATAATGGATATTTAGGGCCAGACAACTTCTCTGCTGCCAATACCCCTCGACATAATGTCGCAGATAGTATCCATCAACACGGTTCTGCTGACTCGGATGCAAAGATCGCGACGAACAACAGCGTCACGATCACGGTCAACACGACGGTCAACGACCTCGGGTATCTTGAAGTCATCTGGATCAAGAGCAATGGTACACCGCTCGGTCTTCCCATCGGATGTATCGCCTTCTTCGCGAGCGACTCGCTCCCCACGAACTGGTCGCGTACTGCTGCTGGCAAGTATCTAAAGGGGGCTGCTGCGGCAGGAAATGGTGGGGCAAGTGGTGGAGCGAACACGCACGTCCACACCTCCCCTGCCCACACCCACACGCAAAATGCGCACACTGGTACGGCGACTACTGGGAACAGTGACACGTTCACGGTCGTCAACAACACCTTCACGACGACCTTCTCTGCACATACGCACAACCATCATCTCACGTTCAGTAGTGTAACTGCAACGAACCAGTCCGTCACGACGACCATCGATTCAACGAACCACGAACCACTCTTCACGTTCTTGAACGCGATCACGCCCTCAATCGTTGATCTCCCGGTGAATGTCATCTGCCTTTGGAGTAGCACGAACGCTTCGATTCCATCCCTTTGGGCACGCTACACCGCCCTCGATGGAAGATGGGCGAAGTGCTCAAGTGTCAATGGAGATGTGCTCACAACGGGAGGCTCATCGAGTCACTCGCACACTGCCTCCAACTGTCAACCGATTCAGGATGCACATACTCACACGGCGACAGATGGTGGTCCTCAGCAGCTAAGCACCGGAAAAGACAGTCTGAACAATACTCCGGATGCATCGCACATCCACGATTGGAGTGTGGACTCTGCAACGGCGACGAACCAAGCAACCACTGTTACGATTGACTCGTGTGCTGCTGAAGATGCCTACCCACTCTACCGGACGATGATCTTCGTCCAGTTTACCAACTCGACCGGCCCTGCTATCTCCCTCGGTGGTTACACTTCGTACGACCTGGGGCTCACGGTGGCCGACATCTCCAACCCAGTCACCCCCGAAGTTGCGGCCAAGATTGCTCACAATGACCACCGCTTCATGAGGACTACCTGATGGCCAGACCAGTCAAACCCATTTACGTACGGCTCGTGGGAACGGGAATCGACACAAGTTTCGTGTGTCGCTCGCACGACATCATCGGCCAACCGGCCGACACGTTCCACAAGTTCGTCATGGAAGATGACGTGGTTGTCCTCTACAACAACTTCGGAATCTCCTGCATCACCATCGCCGACAGTCCAGAAGGACTACGTTAGAAAAACTGGTGTCTTTTTCTAACAGAAAGGGCTCGCATGAGACCGCGTATCGTCTTCTTTGACATCGAGTCCCGGCTCTGGGCCGAGGACCTTCGGCCAGAAGACAACGAAGCCGGTTGGGATGAACTCCGTACCGGTAGAGGTGGTGCTTCAGCGATTGCCGTCTACGATACGCACGAGCGGTTTCTCTACCTCTACGACGATCATTGCGCAACAAAGTGCGCACGTCACCTAGAGGCAGCAGACCTAGTCGTAGGTTTCTGCTCAGAGAACTTCGATCTCCCTTGCCTCGAAGGACTCGTGGGACGGCGACTCAAGATCGTTCAGCACTACGACATCTTCGCAGAACTGATGAGGAAGAATGCATCTCAAAGTAAACGTGGACAAAAAGGCGATCTTACGCTGGATCGAATCTCACGACAGAACCTCGGTCGAGGGAAGATCAACCACGGCTCCAACGCAAAAGAACTCGCCCGGAGAGGATTCTGGGGACAACTCTTCAACTACTGCGCGGACGATGTCCACCTAACACGCGACCTGTTCGCAGTCATCTGTCGAGACGGCGGTCTCATCAATCTGAGCGGCTTCACGTCGCTCATCGTGCCCGACCTCTACCGTAAGGGCATGGAGGAATATCTGTGATCTCGTCGATGATCATCGAACGTGCAGCCGGGGCCTATGCCTACGAGCAGCAGATGTGCAACATGGTGGTGGAGTGCGTACAGCATTCCGAGTCTCAGTTCAACGGCATCCGGTCGAAGTTCCCTCGCCTCTACGATCTCTGGCGCGGAACCTGGTCCGGCCGTTTCCACCCGCACAAGAACAACGTACACATCCCGCTGATCTTCTCGGCGATCTGGGCTGATGCAGCCCGCAAGGCAGCTTCCTCACTTTCGTCCTACCCGCCCGTCAACTTCATGGGCTACGGACCCGAGGATGCAGCTATCGCGCGCAAGCAGGAGGCGCTCAACGCGGCTCAGTTCAAGGACGACAACGGCTTCCTCAAGCAGGTGGATGCCATCGTCGCCGGCTCACTCTACGGCGTCTGCGTGATGCAGGTGGGATGGAAGCGCGACGAGCAGGAACGGATCATGGAGCAGATCGACCGGATGCCCCTATCGGGCAAGGTCGTGCGCCACATCCGCAAGGGCAAGGTCGTCATGTTCGACGGCCCCGAGTCCATCATGGTGGACTTGCTCGACTTCTTCCCGCAGCCTACGGTCGCGCGTCTACGCGACATGAAGTGGGTCGTTCGCCGGTACTTCCTCGATCTCGATGACTGTCGCTACCTCGCGTCCATCGGCACGTTCGACAAGGCAGCCCTCAGCCGGCTGGAGCGCGATGGCGCGCTCGGCGGTGGTCAGGGTGCCCTCGTTACGTCGATCCAGCGGTTCCAGGTTCGCACAGGGATGGATGACGAGACTGCCCGGTTCATGGACAAGTACTCGCGCCCTATCGAGATTCTGGAGTTCTGGGGCAAGGTCCCGAGCGAGCTTTCGCCGGATGGCGTGCTCTCGCGCGTGGTCACTGTCGCAAACCGTCGCTACATGATGAGGAATCGCCCGAACCCGTACAACCACGGACAGATTCCGTTCCTCGCCTACTCGCCTACGCCGGACCTGCACTACTTCTACGCCCCGGGCAAGGCCGAGATCGTCGAGAAGCTCCAGATCGTCGGCAACCGCTACCTGAACCAGTCGCTCGATGCGGCTGACCTGATGATCGATCCGATGTGGTTCTACGACCGTGGAGCCGGACTCGTGACGCGCAATCTCTACTCGCGCCCGGGACGCTTCGTTGGTCTCAACGGCAATCCGAGCAACGCGATCATGCCGATGCAGCCGTACATGCAGGGTCTCTCGGTTGCGGATCAGAAGATTTCGCAGATTCGAGAGTTCCTACAGATGGGTACCGGTATCGTGGACGATGCAGTCCAGGGTATTGGCGGAGACTCACGACAGACGGCCCGAGAGTTCATCGGTCGCCGTGAAGCAGCAGGCACGCGCCTGATGCTGGAGTCCCGTATCTACGAGGAGACGATGCTGGAGCCGATGGCGAATATGTTCGCTGCCCTCTCCAAGCAGTTCCTCGAACCGCCCGTCGAAGTGCTCATCCTCGGCGATGGTTCTCAGATCGATCCAGTCACGAACATGCCGATCCCCGCGTCGCGAGAGACGCTCAGCGCGTACGACCTATTCCCGTCGTACACCGCACGAGCCCTTGGTGCGACGATGGGTCTCTCGAAGCAGATGCAGCAGCAGAATCTGCTCTCGTTGCTTCAGGCCCTTGGTACTCCTCTCGGTCAGTCTCTGATGGGACAGATCAATGCAGTGAACTTCTTCCGTGGCATCTTCCGCACGTTCGAAGTCCCGAACATCAACGAAATCTTCGCTGTCAACCCGATGCTCCAGCAGATGCTCCAGAACCCACAACTCCAGCAGATGATGATGGGGCGTGGCGTTTCGGGCATTCCGACTTCGGGACAGATTTCAAATGGTGGTCCGTCGGTCATGTCGGGGATGGCTGGTTCAGCGGGCATGGGCGCTCCGGCGTCGTTGCTCACTCCTCCGAGCCTCAACCAGAATCTTCCTCCAGCCGGCGTAGCCGCGTAAGAAAGGAGGTCGCCCAATGGCGGGTGACTTCAGAGAATACTTCGATCTACGCAAGCTCGATCCCCTTCAACTTGGACAGATCGAGTTCGTTCTCAACTCTCCCGCGTATCAGGAGAGCTTCAAGCCGTACATGGAGGACATCCTCCGGAGTCTCTCTACTCTCTGGAAGGATCGTTCACAACAGCGCAAGGACCAGTATCCGGATGACTTCCTCGCAGGAGGCGTCACCTTCGGTGAAGGTCTATTGAAGTTCTTCGATCTTCTCATCTCCGAGACGAACATGGAGAGAATCCATCAGTCAATGGAGAGCATGTCGAACGAACAACTCTACGACCATAAACGTGCGACCGGTGAAGTCAAGCCTGTCGTGGGTCTCGATCAGTCGGCTATGCCCGAGCAGGCGGACCCGGACGAATTCTGATGCCCTCAAGCGAAGTGATGCACAAGTTCAAGTCGGGGACGCTCCACTCCGGCTCAAAGCATGGCGCCAAGGTGAAGAACCGGAAGCAAGCCATCGCTATCATGTTGTCGGAGCAGCGTAACGAAGCTGCGCACGGTGGAGAGTATGTCTCCAGTGGTGAGCGGCGTAACCCTCTCGAAGGCACGAGACGACCTCGGGGCCGAAAGGAGTCGTAATGTCCATCGGACGCAGTAGAGAAGAGCAGGAACTCACTGACCTTCTCGCCAAGACCTTGGTTCAGAAAGAGGTCATGGAACCCATGAGCAAGATCAACTGGGGTCATGGTACCCCACCACCCCCGGACAATAGCGGACAACCCGCTCCAGCCGAGGGAGCACCCGGGAATGCAGCAGCCCCCGCAGCGCAGCCGAAGGCCGGACAACCCGCGCCCACGCCAGCCGCTCCAGGAAATGCTGGCAGTCCCAAGGCGGACACCCCGAAGATCGAAGACCTGATCGCGGTGTACGAGTCGATGCGTGACCCGGAGACGGGACTCATCGCACGCAAGTACGCGACGGTTACGGAAGCGATCAAGGGAGGCGTTCACCTCACGCATATGGCGAAGCAGGCATTCTCCGAGGCCGACAGTCTGCGCAAGCAGCTAGCCGAGATGAATGACCGACTACGTCAGGCGCCCGCGCCCACCCCTGGTGGCGTGGTTCCGCAGCCCAAGCCCGAACTCACCGCTTCGCGAGCGCGTGTGGACGAGGCCCAGGCGAAGTACGACAAGGTGCTGTCGGACATCACCGAGAACGGAGGCGTTCTCGATGCGGATTCTTCGAAGGCCATGAGCAGGGCTCAGCGTGATCTGAGTGAAGCCATTGCCGACAGTAGAGCGCAGGAGGTGGCTTCTTCCCGTAATCAGCAGGAAGAGGCCGACCGTGCAGCTTGGGATGAGGTCGATCAGCACATGAAGACCAAGTATCCAGGTTCTGAACGGTTCTCCGAGGAGATTGCTCTGAATCTTCAGAGTGATCCGCTGCTTGCCAGCGCAGTTGATGCGCTGTTCGCAAAGGGGAAGCGTCTTCAGGCAACTGAACTCGCGTGGAAGGGCTTTGCCCAGTCTCACGGAGATCAGATTGCTGCGACGGCGCAGACGAAGGCGGAAGAGAAGGAAGTCGATCTCGCCGCCCGTGAGCAAGTCCGTAAGGAAGCAGTCGAACGAGCCCGTAGAGACGCGGGCGTTGTGACTGGTTCCGCTGGTGGTGCTGGTGCGCACGAGAACCAGAACGCGTCAGGTCCGACCCGAGAGCACATCGATCAGCTTCGCGAGGCAATGCGTCGTGAAGGCGATTCTCCGGGCAGTCCCGCTGCGGCTGCGTTCAGACGAGCCATCATCCCTCTCGACCCATCCATCTTCGGCCCACAGTAGGCCAGGAAGGAGTAACACTCACTAGCAGCGAAAGCTGCGAGGTACATCAATGGCTGGTACCACTTTCAACTTCGGCTCGTATGCCTTCGATGGCTCCGATCTGAAGAGTGGCGTCGCCCGTGAGGACCTGCTGGAGCAGATTACCAACATCTCTCCATATGACACGCCGTTCGTGTCGCAGGCTCCGAAGGTCGGTTGCCGTCACATCTACCACCAGTGGCTCATCGACACCCTTGGCACGCAGACGACTGCGGGTGCTGTGGAAGGTGCCGACTGGTCGCTGGACACGACCACTGCTCCAAGCCGCGTCTTCAACGTGACCATGATTCTCCGCAAGGACATCGGTCTGTCGGAGTCGCAGCGCGCAGTGGACACCGCTGGTTTCGCGGATCAGTATGCCTACGAAGTTCAGAAGGCGACCAAGGAACTCGCGATCAAGCTGGAGACCATTGTCTTCGGTGCTCTGACCACGGCGACCGGTGCTTCCGGTACTGCCCGTGTGATGCGCGGCCTTCAGTCGTTCGTCACGTCCAATACCTCGCTCGCGGGAACCAACGGTGGTACGGTTGGTGATGCGACTCACGACGGTATCGTGACGGTTGGCGACTTCAACGACATGCTGAACACCATCTACGCTGCGGGCGGCAATCCGGAGCAGGTGTATGTCAGCCCGAAGGTGAAGCGTCAGGTCAGTGCGTTCTCGATCCCTGGTGCTGCGGCCGGCAACGTCTACGCCAAGAACATCGCGGCGGTGGACAAGAAGCTGATCGGCGCCATCGATTTCTACGACTCGGACTTCGGTCTGATCCAGATCGTTCTCGACCGGTGGGTTCCGGAGAGCACCAACACCACGACCGCGACCGCTTCGGCGACTGCGACTGGTGGTCAGATGTTCTTCCTGTCTCGCGCGATCAATCGTCTGGCGTGGCTGCGCCCTGTGCATCACGAGCTTGTCGGCAAGCGAGGTGACTCGGTTGCTGGTCTGGTCGTGGGCGAGGTGACGCTGGAGGTTCTCGCCGAGAAGGCGAACGGCATCATCCGGTCCGTCAACAACAAGAGTTCCGTTACCTAGTAGTTGACGGGATTCCAACTTGGGGAGAGGTCCTTCGGGGCCTCTCCCTTACGAGGAACTCAACATGCCTCATTTCGGTTCGGGGAACTGGCCTCTCAATTACGGGACCATTCCCTACGCTTCGCCCCTGTCTGGTTTCAGCAAGCAGGTTGCCACACTCATCAACACGGTTGCGACCAACACTGGTGTCACGGAAGGTACCGACAAGGCGACCTTCACGGTCCCTGATGCTGGTCTGTACCGCGTGACTGCCTACATGGCGGTGAACGTCGCGTCTGACGCCGGTACGGAAACCGGGCAGTTCGTGCTCACCTACACCGATGCGGTCGGTACGAAGTCTGCGGTCGATCTCAACAACTCGAACGCTTCTGCGAATACCACTCTCAACCTGAAGACGGCTGCTGCGGTTGCGAACTGGGTGGGTGTTTTCCGCGCCCTCGCTGCTGGCTCTGTCGTGGTTGCGGTGAAGAACGTGGTCGGTACTTCGGGTCGTACGGTCGGGTCTGTGAACCTGAACGTCATCCTGGAGAAGATCGGCGAGTAACTCAGTGGGGAGGAGGGGTGCATACTCTTCCTCCCCTTTCTGTTCTCAAGAGGTAACAATGGCCAAGAAGAATCCAACCATCACGACTTCCAGCGCGAATCTCGCCCCTGTGATGCCGGGCATTGACAATCTGCCCAATCCCATCGGCAAGAACATGAGCGTTCAGGAAGAGGGCAATGCGATGCCCGACGTGAGCATGAAGGAGAACAACGGAGACAATCCTTCGTTCTCCAGTCCCGCGTTCGCGAATGGTCGCGACGTGCGCAGTTACGGTTCCAGCCCGAAGTCGAATCCGACTCCGGACATGCCGGGAGCGTAACCGTGGCCAGCAAGCGAGGGAACCCAGTGGCGCGTGTGGGCAACTACGCGCAGGAAGTGGATTCGACCGGCATGGACGACTCGATGAAGGCTCAGATGTTTGGGACCAAGATGGACAAGACGGAATCCAGTTATCTGAAGGGGGCCAAGAACAAGGTCTCTGCGACTGAAGCTGTCCGGCGTGCCCGCAAGGCCAACAAGCAGCCACCCCTTCGTCCCGAGGAGTAAGTCATGGCCCGGAAGAATCCAACCATTTCGGACATCCCGAAACAGGACAAGCACGAGCAGATGTGTGACGAGATGAACGACGCGGTCTACACCCTCCGGGACAAGATTCGCAAACCGTTCCCTCGAAACGGCGAGAAGCTCCTGCCAGCGAACCTCCGTGAAGCGGAGAAACCGGAAGCACGAGTGGCGCGAAAGCACATCGCTCGTCTCCACAAAGCCTTCAAGGCGGAGAAGTAACCATGAGCAAGAGAGGCAATCCCGTGATGGGTCACGGTAGCCGAAAGGCCTTTTCCCAGAGCGTCGTTCATCCAGTCGCTGATTCCTCGAACACCGATTCGGGCAATCCGGCTGCGATGCGCGTTCCGAAGGGCAAGGCGAAGAACATCGTCAAGGGTGTGGGACACCCGTCGGCTCCGAGAAAGTAACATGGCTCGGTCCAATCCCACTACCAAGCACATCGGGTTCAAGGCTGCTGCGGAACATGCGGCCGAAGAGTCTGGTGAGTCCCTCGCCGCAGGTCGGGCGATGGTCGCTGCCGGCGCTCGCAAGGCGTCGAAGCGTGCTGTGAAGAACAACCCCCGACTCGCTCGTGTGAGTGGAGTCAAGAAGTAAGGAGGCTGTACATGAGCGGTGATCTCAAAATCACTCGCATCAGAGCGCAGCACCAGTCTGAACTGAGCCTTCTTGGCGACACCGTCAAGTTGGCTCAGTCGGCTGTTCCCAAGCTCCGTCGCACGGCGGAGAATCGGGTCGCGTTCCGCAATATGGCGGACTCGATGAGCGCCCTCGGTGCATACGTCCGTGCGAATGGTTTCGATCCAACGCGCAAGTTTCAGCACGTCGCGAACTACGACACCGAAATCTGGACCCTCGTTCTCGAAATGTTTGCGAAGTATGAGACCGTGAAGGACCCCGTTACTGGGATCGAGCGCGAAGAACTTCGCGATGATGGTCTGCTGTACAAGTGGGATCATGAGAAGGGCTGTCTTCGCTTGAACAAGGACTTCTTCTTCGCCCTGCTCTCCTACTTCGAATCCGAAGGCATTTCCTGCGACATGCGCGGGAAGATCAAGCTGAACTAACTGTAGAAAGGAGTCACCCGTGTCTGCCAATCCCTTCCACGTCTGGACCCTCAATTTCGGAAAGCGGAGCGCCTGCTCGTACTACCGGATTGAAGCACCAATGACGCAGTTGATGTCGTTCGGCCTAGCCAAGGTCTTCGAGGACAAGGGTGGTACGCCCGACTCCCACATCGCACAGATGTACTCTGACATCTCGCACTTCTACGCAGTGGCTGGTGAATCGATCCTGCACAAGATGCAGGTCCTGAAAAACATCAAGCCCGCGATCCGTGATGGCAACGACATCTACCCTCCGGCTCTGATCTACGACATCGACGACAACAATGACTTCGTTCACCCATTCAACACGAGCTACGTGAGCATGGGTATTCGCAGTTATCCCGACGCCCACCTCCTGACTCCAGGAGACGGCATGGAAATCTTCGATGCCGAGGGGAACAAAATCTGGCAGATCGTTGATCAGGAGACCCACCTCGATGGGCTCAAGTTCGACATCGCACGCAACCTTCACCAGATGAAGGTTCGCCACGAGATCATCCGGACGTGCCACGGTGCGACCGTGACCACCCCGAATCTCGCCCGGTACTTCAAGGAAGTCATCGGTCAGCCGAACGTCTACGTCTTCCCGAACACGATCATTCCTGAGCACTACGAGAAGATTCGTGCAGTCCGCGAAGACGACTCGGTCCGCATCCTGTGGCAGGGTGGTATGAGCCACTGGGTGGACTGGTACCCTCTCCGCGATGCCCTCAAGGTCATTTGCCAGAAGTATCCGAACGTGAAGTTCGTGATCTACGGTGAGTGGTTCAAGTGGATTCACGAGACGATCCCTGATCACATGGTTGAGCATCATGCTTGGAACGAGTACGACGCGTACAAGCTCAAGCGTGGTCTTCTGAACATCGACATCAACCTCTGCCCGCTGAAGAAGAATATGTTCAACGCCGGCAAGTCTGCCATCAAGTGGTACGAAGGCTCCATCTGGGAACAGCCCGAGGCCACCCTTGCGTCGAACTTCGGTCCATACAAGGAGATCATCGATGGCGAAACTGGACTCCTCTACGACACTCCCGAAGAGTTCGTTCAGAAGCTCTCTCGGCTCATCGAAGACCCTGCTCTTCGCGCTCATGTTGCTTCTGGGGCGAGACGATGGGTCTTGGAAAATCGCACACCAAAGGCGACGATCCCTGGCCTCTTCGAATTCTATGAAGAGACACGGGCACGTCAACGCCGAGAAATCGGACGCCCCATCATTCAGCAACCTACCCTTGAACAGATCAAGAAGGTAGGAGTTGCTCTGAGGTAACACATGGCCATCACTGTTGTCAACGCACGAATCTACGTCGCCCGTATCATCGGTGGTGGTGCCGAGAGCCAGGAATCTCTCGACATGGCGAACGAGGCTATCCTCCGAGGATACCAGGACTGGCAGAACAAGCGATTCTGGCGCTTCCTCCTGAAGGACACGTCGAACACGTTCACGATCACGGCCACCCCGCTGTCGGGATTTGCTACGATCACTCCCGTTACGGCAGGCGATCTCGACTTCGTGAACGTCGGACAGACTCTGACCTCCGCTGCCTACACCGGAACGGCAACAGTTCTCTTCGTAACGCGTGGAACGGACGGTGTCGTGTCTTCGATCACGGTGGATAAGAACGCCCTCACCTCGTCGGCGTCAGTGATGATCTTCAGCGCCAACATTCCGATCATCGCGGGAAGCAATGACTACGGTGTGCCTAACGACTTCAGTGCTGCATTCTCGGCACTGTTGCTAACGAACAAGCGCCCACTCGTGTGGCGAGATCAGCGGTGGTGGGATCGTACCATCATCGACCAGACCGTGCGTGGAACTCCATCCGAGTACACCACGTACAATACGTTCTCAGACCTCACGCAGAACAAGGGAACGACTCGAATCAAGTTTGATCGCATCCCTGATGTGAACGACACGATGCTCTTCCGGTACTATCGGAAGTTCATCACGAACGGAACGAACATCGACATGATCGATGACTTCGTCTACCAGTTCCTCGACTACTGCCGAAACATCCTTCTCGAAACCAAGCGAGCCCAGGATGATCCAGCAGGTTACGCAGCCTCGGTCAAAGAAGCCTCCGAGGGAGCAGCCGAGACTGACGAAGAGCCGACGGACGACAACGACGCCGAGAACTGCATGAAGTCGCAGTGGGAAGTCGGTGACTACGGTCGCCCACTCTGGGGCAACGGACAGTTTGATCCTTACCGATAAGAGGTAATCCATGCCAAAGCCCATGACCGAACTACTCAACGGTGGTATCGTGACCGCACGCGTTGGTTCGATGCTCGACTCTGGAGAACTCCAGCGAGCCGACGACTGTGTGTATCGCGAGAAGGACCCGTCCATCTGGCGGGCTCCTGGCCGTACTGCCTTGACTACCACGGCTCTTGGCACCGACATCCGGGGCGTGGGACATCTCTCTTTCGACGGTGCATACGTCGATCAGTTCGTCGAACTCACTCGCCGCACCGATGGTTCTCCAACGTGGTTCAGTGGTCCTGATCGGACCTACCCGGGCTTCCATCTCTATGGCGCAGACTTCACTGCCGTCTCTGGCCTTTCTCCGACTGAGATCGGTGGTCAGGGTCGGTGGTTCGGTGTGGTTACTGGTACGACTCTCGATACGCAATTCACGGTGGCCTCTTGCACCATTGCGAGCACTGTCGTGACGACCAGTAACTCGTTTTCGAACGTGTCTCCGGGCGCGGTCGTGAGTGGTACCGGGATCACGGCCGGCACGCGTGTCCTCTCTGTTGACAGTGCTACCCAGATCACGCTCGATACGGCTGGTTCTGCTGGTACTGTGACTCTGACGTTCACCCAGTACCCATTTCTGATCACGGCTATCGGAGCGAGACTCATCGGGACCGGCATCGGAACGAACGTCCGAATCACGGCTGTTTCGAATCAGGATGGCACGACTGGACACTACCGAACTGCAACCCTCTCGGTTGCTCCGGCGAGCGGAAACGGAAACTACAACTTCATCATCACCTTCGGTTCGGTCTACGACTGGAACAACACGGGCGGAGAGATTCTCGACTTCGTCCAGTACGGTGCTCGTCGCTACTATATGTGGGACGGCATCGGAAATCTCCAGTGCGTCGAGTGGAAAGCTCGCGCGACTGCAAGCGACGCCACCCTCGGCTCTGTCCTAGGGATTCGCCCAGTTGGTCTGAGACCGGTTGAAACTGCACCAACGATCACGGTTCAGACCGCGCAAGCTACCGGCTGGAACGCTGTGAAGGGTGCAGGCAAGTACTGGCTCCTGATCACGGAAATCTTCTCTCCGGAAGCGAACATCGCGACTGCCTTGAAGGACCCGGCTCTACGGTCTCAGATTGTCGAGTCGTCTTACCTTGCGGCCGACAATTCGACTACCGGTGACAATGGTTCCCAGTCTGGTATCGGTCTGCCCATCGGCGCCACTATTGTGACTCCGGCGAGTGACAACATCCTCATCACGTTCCCCGCTGTGACCAATGATGGCCGTGACGGCTACATCGCCACTCACTGGGGAGTCTACATCTATGGTCCGTCCACGGACCTTCCCTCGCTGGCTCAGCTACGTCGGTGTGCGACGGTTCCGATCACGACCTTCGCTGCCGGGGCAACCTTCACGCTCACCGAGAACACGCTAACCCAGATCAAGTACCCAACCGCCAAGCGGACTGCGGCTGGTCGTCCTGAGTTCGGGGCTGCCGAGCGGCTGCTTGGGGTCTTCGACAACTCGGACGCTGCGAGTAAGGTCGGCGGCTCGAACAAGAACATGCCGGACAATGCTGCGAACGGACTCACGACCTACGGATTCTCAGTGGTCGGAGCGTACTTGGCCAAGCTGATCTTCGGTATCGAGTTGCAAGTCCGTGGCTATGCGGACCCAAGCGGTGACACCACGCCGACCGCGCGCTACTGGGTACGTCTGATGACGACCGGGGCAACGAAGTCCACCGATACGTACTATGGAGAATTTGGTGGGCAGGGGAATCACACCAACTACCACGGTGGTCCGATGGACACGATGGGTGTTGCGTGGGTTCTTGCTGACACGCCCAACCTCGAAGTGGAAGTAGGCATCGCCAACCGAGGGCACAAGGACGCGCTCTTCCTCGATGGTGTTGCGATCAAAATCTACTACACGACTACGAACGTGGACTTCAATGGTCCCGCGTACCGTGTAGTGACGTATCAGGATCAGGTGGGAACCACGATCAGTGACCCGGCCCGTCTTCTTCCCCCACAGCCAACGACGGGTGACTTCTTTCAGGGTTCGTTCGTTCTCAACAACCGGATTCAGGAGAACCAGATTCGCTTCTCACTCCCAGGTGATCCGGAGGCGTGGCCGAAGCCGTACGAGCTTACGTTCAACACGCGTAAGAAGGACAAGGTGACGTTCATCAAGACTCTGAACGGCATGCTCCTTGTTGGCATGGAGAACTCGATCAAGCGGGTGAACTACCTGCCCAAGGAGTCGGACACCAAGCTCGACACCGGCCTGGCTCATGAGGACGTTGCGACGGATCACGGTATCCCGGGGCCGTTCTGCGGCGTGAAGTTCGATATGCCGGGCAAGGGAATCATGCTTGCCTACGCCTCGACGGTCGGCATGTTCCTCACGAACGGTATCTGGACGATGCCTCTGAATCTGGACCTCGACTGGGAGAACACGGTGAAAATCTCGGCGCTCGGTACGGCCGTTCTTCGCGTGTACCCAAAGCAGAAGTGGCTCGCCCTCTTCTACTGTCCAGCCGGCGCTACCCACAACAAGAACACTCGTGTCATGTACTTCTGCTATCAGGCCGACAAGCTGAAGGACAACTCGGGAATGCCTGCGGTGGGTCCAAGCGTCGCCTCTGCCCGTTCAGCCTGCGAAGCATACCTCAACGGAACTCCGTACATCTTCACCGGCCATGAAGCAGATGGCAAGGTCTACGTCGAAGATAGCGGCCTCACGATTCCTTCGGGCTATCAAGCCCGTCTGAACGATGACTCCGCCAACGGAGACGGAAAGACCGCGTCCGCAGTGGACGTGAAGATCATTCCGCTGATCCGGACTCGTAAGTTCTACCCGATCACTCTCGACCGTGATGGATTCGGTGAGAAGGTCTACTTGCACTTCGCTCCCTTCGGATCGAACTCTGTGACGGCACTTTCAACTACCGTAATCAACACGACGACGGTGACCTCGTCAGCAGCTTTCGCCTCGGTTCTGCCCGGCATGCGCGTACTGGGAACTGGAATCGACCCGGGGACCATCGTCGTTTCGAAAGCCAGCAGCAGCAGCATCACGATCTCTCGGGCAGCCAACGCGAGTGGGTCTGCTACCCTGACCTTCGACACCGGAACCCTCGGAGTAACCCTACGAGGGAGCGGCCTAGGAGAAGCTGTCAAGGGTCTTCGTACTGACTACATCTCTACCCTCGTTGGAGACTTGGCCAGCTACAACAACACGAAGATGCGTCGTGGTTTTGAAATCCAAATCGAGAAGGTTCCTCTTACTTTCGACAGCAACGGAGATACTCTCACCTGGGCTGATCTGGGAGTGAACATGCGGATTCACACGCTCACCTACGTTCTCAGTGAAGCGGGCTTCCCGGATTCGAATCGCAACGAGAGCTAAGAGGTCCCAATGACGTACATACCGTTCCAAATTCCCCGCGATCCTGAGGAGTGTCCTGGGTGGCTGTACGAGACGCTTCAGCGCCTCAATCGGTCATCCACGTCCGCTTCTCAGGGACTCGCGTCGGTAACTCGCGGTGAAGCACCGGACGGGTCCGGAAATCCCCTTGTGGATACCGGGAAGTTCTTCTACAAGCCGGGTCTCTCGGGAGGTCAGATCGCGTTCGGCGGTGTGAACTCGGCAGAGAACCTCGTGCTCTCTTCGACCGCTGCTACGTCGAAGGGTTTCATCTACCTCGGGAATGCCAAGACCTCGATGTACGATGAGGCCAACCAGCGCATCGGGCTCAACACGATTCCGCTCTACCGACTACATCAGAAGCACTCGGCCGTCGAGAAGATGCAGCGGTGGGAAGGTCCGGGTACTGACGTAACGAACTGTATCTGCAATGGCACGACGGCAGTCACGCACGCTACGCACGGCTTTGCTGCCCTCACTGTCGGCATGGGCGTGAGAGGGTCTGGCGTTACCGAGGGGACACTGATCTCCTCGATCACGAATGATGGAAGTCTCTCGGTCTCCTCCTCAATCACGACCGGGACCAAGACGCTGACGTTCTACCACATACTCGATCTCGCCATCGAGACGAATGGTTCTGGAACCGACATGGTCTTCCGAACCACGAATGGTCTTCAGATCATCGGAAGCAGTTTGTCGGGCGGACAGGGAAGTGCGATCCGAATCACTGCACAGACGGCAATCGGAGCCCTCATCCGAGCGTTCGTCGAGGCTGGTCCTGGATCGGACAGCATGGCCCTCACGGGAACGAACGGCGCAACCGGGACTTCCCTCCATGCACTCTTCTCGTACATGAGCTTCAACACCTGGACTGGCTCGGGACTCTCAGGTACGGCGCGGGTCGGGATCAATGACGATCCATTCAACTTCAGAAGCAACGCATCGCCGGCCCAGATTCCTGGGTCTTTGATCGTAGCTCGTCGAGTCGGAGAGGCGACGGGTGTTGCAACAATGATCGTCGAGGGCACGAACGGGAGTGAGGTCGCTTTCGGCATCGCTGACCAGTCTATTGGAAGCGATCCTACGAAGGCGATGAACTCTCCTTCGGGGGGTTTCCGCCACGACGGCAAGCTGTTCCTCTGCACCGGGACGACTCCGCAGAGTTTGATTGATGCATCGAATCCTGCGGGCGGTACGCTCTCGGTATTCCAGATGACCGGTACGGATACCTTCAACTACATGGGCATTGGAAACGTGACGGCCTGGGGCGACACGCTCGTGAACAGTCGTTTCATGTGTCTCGGTGATCTGATCGCTGGACAGCGTTCATGGTTCCTCAACTCGGGCGGCTTCTCTCCATTCACTCGCTTTGGCATCTCCTCGGCCTACACGCTCATTTCGAACGGACAGGCTGGTGGTGCAAGCGGAGCTTTTCCGGCTCCCGAGACGACTCCTTCGGTCTGTCGAATCCTCAACACGAGTACGGCTGGTGCCGATGGCTCTGTCGTACTGAAACTCCAGACGAGCCGCGCCGGTCAGACCGGAGACTTCCTCGAAGCAGTCAATAGCAGCAATGCCGTCGTCGCAGCGATTCAGTCGGACGGTACGATCTACGGTCCTTCTGCCAACGTGTTCTACGAAGGCGACGCAGTCTCGTACGACGATGACGCTGTGTTCTATCATCCAACCTACCAGTAGGAGAGCCTCATGCCATCTCTGAAAGACAAGAGCATCTCACTCCTTGGCTCATTCACAGGTTCGATTGCCACGGGGGCGAATCCAACGCTCTTCACGACTCCGGCTGGAAAGGTCACCCGAATCACGCACATCGTGTTCCGCGACCCGTCAGCCACAGCAGCAGCCGCCACGAACATCAGTTGTACGGGATTCCCAGGAACGATCTCACTCGCGAACCTCATCACGGCCAACACGGGCTACGTCTGCGTTGGTGCTGACTCGGCCGCAGCGACTCCCCAAACCCCAGTGCAAGGAACTGAGATCGCAGCCGCAACTGCTGTCGTCCTCACGACCACGACCGGTGCAGCCATCACGGTCACTGTAGACGTGTTCGGTTACACGTCCGCGTAAGAGGCATCATGATCCGAAATCTCATCAAGAAGTTCTTCGCGTGGGACGGTCTCGCGTCCGGAGAGGGCGGCTTCATTCAGGCTGCTCTCATGGCTTCCCCGTACATCCTCAACGCCCTCGGGGGTATCTTCGGCAAGAAGAACAAGTACATCGATCCCGAAGAACTGAAGGCGAAGTACGGTCCGGCTGCGGTCGCGGGTGATGCGCAGAAGCTCTCGAACTTCATCCTGAACTCTCCGTACGGCCAGCAGTTGCTCTCTTCGGCCGCGACACAGGGACAGGAGCTACAGACCAACCTCGCGAGCAACGCTGCGGCCTCGGGTCTCTCTCCCGACACGGGTGCCTCTTCAGGGGCTAGCGACTTCGCTGCGGCTGCGGCTCCACAGGCTCAGGCCGGCTTGGAGCGCGGAGTCAAGGCCAACGTCTGGCAGGCAGCCCTACCGATTGCTGCACAGCAGAACGCAGGCTATCAGGACTTGGCTCTTGCCAACAACGCGGCTCGCAACGCTGAACCAGACATTTGGCAAAAGCTCTCGGCAGCGGCTGGCGCTGCTGGTGCTGGCGGTCTCGGTTCCATGATGAAGAAGCAGACGAAAAAGCCAGGAGAGCAGGGGTAATCACATGGGTTTCTCAAGCATCCTTCGTAGTGCCGGCAAGGGCGTTGCCTCTGTCGGACGTGCCGTTCAGAACGCTTCGCGTAAGCTCGACGAGTCTGTCGCCGGCCCACAAGCTCAGGCGGCCTCTCCCGTCCCAATCGTGGCTCCCAACCCAGATGCACAAGTTCAGGCGCAGTCGCCCACGGCACCAAGCGAGGGAGCGCCTGCTCCAGTTCCGGCTGCTGGTGGTGCGGCTCCGGCTGCGGCTCCGACTGCACCAGCCCCTAAGGGTTTCTCTCTTCCTGATATTGGTCCTGCACCCGATCAGAATGCTCCGGAATTTCAGGGCGACGGTGGTGCGGACAAGTACGCGCGTGCGGCGGAAGAGTACCAGCACAAGCAGGACATCCACAAGGCGTTCACCGATCTCGATGCGATCTACAGTCAGGCCCACCCGGGCCGCGACTTTCAGAAGGAGTATCAGCAGTCGCTCGCTGAACTCAAGCAGCATGAAGACGAGCGTCCTCAGGGTAGCCCTCTAGCTCGGGCAGCCCTCGCTCTGGGGGACTTCAATCCGGCTGTTCGTCAGTCCGGACGGAGCAACCTCGCCGAGTATGAGAAGGGCGTCAATGAAAAGCAGGCGCGCAGTGACGAGGGATTCCAGTCTCGTCTGGCTCTCAGGATGAAGATGCACGAGCAGACCGCCAAGGATGCCGAGGCGGAAGGCAACTGGAAGAAGGCTCTCGCGGAGCAGGAGAAGCTCGCGTTGCTCAAGTCTGATGAGGCTGCGCTCTCGCACGAGCGTGATCTACGGAAGCAGGAAGTGACCCAGGAAGGTCAGACCAAGCGCGCGAACATCCGTGCTGATGCGATGAAGCGCACGGCGGAGATTCGGACCAACGCGATTGGTGAGACTCATGGTCTCTCTGGTTCGTTCCTTCAGCAGTTCCAGAAGGAGTCGGCGAAGGCTGTTGCTCGCCTCCTAGGTCCTCGCGATCTCACCAAGGAGTACACTCCGGCTGATCTCGACTCGATCACCGCAATGGTCGAGCATCTCGCGGAGATGTTCCACGATCAGCAGTACGGAGATGGAAGTTCCGAGACATACCTCCGGACTCACCCTACCAAGCGTCGCCAACCCAAGGCTGCTACGAAAGAGCAGTTCTAACGAGGAGTTCTGATGGCCACCTTCGAAGATCGCCTGAAGCAATACCAGGAAGTCGATGAGCCGACCGCGAAGAAGAAGTTCATCGCGGAAGGTATCCGCAAGAAGTTTGCGGACGAGTTCGACTTCTCCGGCCTCTCGGATCAGGAGGTCATTCAGCGCCACTACTCTCGTTTCGGCAAGGACATGAAGCCCGAGGACTACGGCAAGAAGCTGGAGGAAGTCTACGGGAAGAACTACGCAGCCCCTGCTGCCCCAACCGAGACTCTCGGTGAGAAGGTGCAGGGCGCTGGAGAGAAGGTCGCCGAGGGCGCCAAGGAATTCGGGAAGGGCATCGTTCCATTCCTCGTTCCTGAGCTTCCTAAGGTTGCAGCAGCCGTACTACCTGCTACGAAGGCTGCGGCTGCAACTGTGTCGAAGTCCATTCCCTTCGTCTCACAGGCTGCGTTCCTCGGCGGTCACGCGATCAATGCGGCTGTTGATACGCAGACCGCGCAGGCTCTGGAGAAGACGGCATCTGAACTTCCCGTTCCGAACGTGGACGAGAAAGCTCAGGAGTACTTCACCAAGCTCCAGCCCGGCCTGTCTGCTCGTGGTTACTCTGACGATCAGATCATGCAGGAAGCTCGTAACCGCGCGCAGAACGTCGCGAGCGGATACCAGAAGACGACCGAGTCCATCGACGAGCAGGTTGCCCAAGCTCAGCAGGCTGCCACTGTTCAGGAGCCGGCACACGCTGCGACCGATGCTTTCTTCCTCGGTGTCGGTGCGCCCGCAATCGAGGGTGTGCTCACCAAGGGAATGGAGCGTCTTGGCCTAGCCCCCGCTGCACGGGCTGCGGCTGTCAAGGCTCCTTCTGCTATTGCACGAGTTGCTTCGCACATCAAGACCGGCGCCATCGTCGGTGCTCCGGCCATCGGTGTTCAGGGAGCTATCGAGCACGGCGTACAGGCGGCTGCGGAAAACAAGACCCCACAGGAGATCGGGCAGGCCCTCGTGAAGGGCGGTATCGAAGGCGCCAAGATGGGCGCTGCCGGTGGTGCTATCATCGGTGCTACTGCCGGTACTCTCGAAGCCGGCCTCGGCGCCACGGTCGGCAAGGCAGTCCTGAAGAAGAAGTTCATCGAGACTGCGGCCCAGGCTGAAGTTGACAACGCACGTCTCAAGGGCTGGCAGGAGTACAACGCCAAGCAGCGCGACATGGCTGTCAAGGGCGAGAACGAACTCCGGGCTGCCATCTCGAAGACGGCCGACACGTTCAACCCACATACCTCTCGTGTCCCGCTCGAAGGTGATCCGGCCGACATCGCAACGACGATCATCCAGTCTCGCCACGGTGAAAACGCCGTCATGAGTGAGGCGGGTCTACGTGCGGCTACCAAGATCGCCGATCAGATCAAGCTCTATCAGGACGCCAATGTAGCTCTGAAAGGTAACGTCAATCTTCCTGCGGAAGGTGTCTCGGGTGGTACTCCTGTCGAAGGAGCCCTCGAACCGAATGCCCCTGCTCCAGTGCAGGCCCCTGTCGAACGTCCGGGGCTCCCTCGGATGGAGGGCTTGGAAGGGACGCCCGCTCCAACGAGCGCACCGGTTCCTCTGGAACTCGCGAGCAATGCTCCAACGGAGCCAGCACCAACTGTGACTCCGGGTCAGCCGCTCGGTCCTCTCGAAAGAGGCGGTCGGCCTCTTCCTCCTCCCGAGGAGATCGCACCACGCCTAGAGCCGAAGGCCAAGGTTGAGCCGGCTGTAACGGCACCTCCTGCTCCACCAGCACCAGAGAAGCCGGCGAAGACGAAGCCAGTGAAGCCGGTGGCTCCAGCGGCTCCTGTTGCTCCTGCTCCAGTTCCGGTTGAGAAACCAACCGAGGGAGCAGCCCCAAGCGCACCTCCGAAGGAGGAGAGCGTCCTGAAGCCGTCTGAACCTGCACAACAGGCGGTTTCATCTCCTGAAGCATCCGCTGCACAAAGTCCCGCTCATGCAGCAGCGAAGTCTCTTGAGGGACTTCCTCACTCTGCTGTCGAGGCTACGCCGGAAGGCAACCTCAAGATCACCAAGCTCACGAAGGTGGGCAAGCCAGGTGGTACTGCGGGTGATCTAGAAGAGATCGTGAAGGCGGCTGATCGCCATGCTGTGAAGATCGAGACTGACCTTGTTCCCCCACCAGGGATCAAGGGTGGTCGCATTCCACTGGAGAAGGTCATTCCGTGGTATGAGGCTCGGGGATTCAAGGTCGTTGAGACGACCAAGATTCCTGAGGGCAACCTAGCAACTGCGAAGCTTGTCCGTGAGCCTATCGGTGAGCACCAGACCAAGGTGGCCGAAGCTCTGGAGAAGGCGGCTGAAGGAGCACGTCAGCGCATCGCCCAGAAGACTGGCCGACTGAACTCTGGTTTCGATCCAAGCCTCATCGGCGACTACGCTCTCGAACTCGCGGCTGACTCGTTCAGCAAACGTCTTCGGTCTCGTGAAGAGATCGCAACGTGGGCAGTTCAGAAGTGGGGAGAGGTCGTCAAACCTTTCCTCGACAAGCTGATCGACACGGCACAGAAACACTTCGTCCGGATGTTCAAGGAGACTGGAACCGCCGAGAAGAACCTCGACGAGTTGATGGCGCTCCACGAGTCTGGCAAGTATGGAATGGGCTGGTACGAGCGCACGGCCGACTGGGCTAAGGAGCGATTCGGTGAAGATGCCGATATGTTCCTGCGCTTCCTCGCGATCACTTCTGCCAATGGTCAGACCGAGTCTGGTGCTGCGATGGCCCTCAAGGCTTTCTCGCAGTGGAAGATGGGAATGCCCTTCACGGGCTTCCGTGGTCAGTCGATGGTGGGTCAGCTTGAGCGGGGCGTCAAGGGAGAGAATCTCGGTGAGTTCACCAAGATCGAGAACTTCCTACGCGCACTCCGTGGTGATTCGAATGCTGTAGTCCTCGACCGTTGGATGATCGACGCGCTTGGTCTGAAGGACAAGGGCGGTGCTCTTCGAGAGAAGGACTACCGAATCTACGAACGGGTTGTCCGTGATCTCGCGCGTGATAATGGAATGACTCCACGCCAGTTCCAGGCTGCTATCTGGGAAGGCGCACGAGTTCGTTCGATCCAGACGAAGGAAGCAAAGGGTGGTCGGCAACTCTCGACCAAGACCGGCTCTGCCCGGCCACTGGAAGACCTCGTCGAGCGCAAGCTCGGGGGACTCACTCCAGAGCAGTACGCCAAGGAAACGGAAGGTCATCTTCAGATGATGCAGAATCTGTATCAGTCTCTGGAGCCCGTCCGTAGAGGCATCGTGAAAGACAAGAAGACGGGTGACTGGGAAGCTGATCCAGAAGCACCGTCTGGTCATACGTTCGATCCTGTCTCCTTTGAGCCTGCGGCTCACAAGGGCTACGTGGTCTCGCTCGTTAGCAACTCGACGGCACGCAATCACCTCTACCCTGCACGGCTCCTGAAGTTCCGGGATGACGTGAAGCCCCTGATCAAGGAGATGGAAGATCGAGGTCTCAAGCCTACGATTGGTGTGTGGCAGGAGTCCAACGGTGAAAAGCCGTCGGGCAACTTCTCCATCGATCTGAACATCATGGTTCCTGATGAAGCCAAGGCGCTCGAACTGGGCCGGCTCAACCGGAACTTCGCCATCGCCAAGCTTGGTGAGGGTGGGGCCTGGGAGCAGAATATCAACACCGGCTACGATCCTTCCGTGAACGGGAAGCAGTTCCTTCCGCCTACGGACTTCCTCAAGCGTGACGCGTGGCACAAGCAGCAGATGAATCGCGCTCGGGCCTACGTCAACAAGACGCTTGGGAACTCCGGTAGTCTGAATGTCGGCGACATCCTGAAGGACGAGCGGGGCTTTGTTCAGGCCGTCGATACGTCTGCACAGGAGAAGAAAACGGCCACGGCAATCCTGAAGAACAGGGGCGCTCAGGTTGATCCCTCGAAGCTTCCGGTGAAGTCAGCCCGATCAACTCCCTACTGGGTTGCTCCAGACGGGAAGCTGTACTCGGTGCTGGATCACGAAGACGTTTCGGATCGAGTCGTCAAGGCACTGAAGATCAAGGAGAAGGACACAGGCTACAAGGGCCTGGGTCGATGGGACAATCACGCAATGCTACAGCGTGGTTTCGTGCGTGTCCAACTCTTCAACAATCAGGTGACTGCCCAGTTGGGTGCTGAGCCCAGTGGAGCAGTCCGCCAGACTCTTGCGACGATGCAGAAGGGCCGTCACTTCCGAGGTATCGTTACCTCGATGGATGGCACTCATGAGTCGAAGCTCTACGAGTCTCTCAATGATCTACTTCGTACCGAGGAGAAGAAATGAACTTCGAACCGCTTATCAAGAGCATCTCAGACCTCATCGGGGCCACCGGCAAGATCGGTGAGTCTGGGAAAGCTGCCGAGGGAACAGGGAAGGGCGCGATCCGTGGTGGCACGGCGCACGCTCCAACCGACGTTGAACGCTGGCTAGGCCCGCTTTCGACTCCCGAGAAGCAGGTTCCTCTCATCCACGACTATCTTCGCGGGCATGCTGCACTTCAGGAGGCCAAGACGACTGGGGTAACGCATGTTCGCGATATTAGTGTGCCTGTGTGGGAGAAGACTCAGAATTTCCTTCAGCAGAAGGTGGATCAGGACCCAGAAGTTCAGGAAGCACTCAAGACGATGTTCATCGGATCGAACACGCCGAAAGACCCAGATGTCACCACGATCAGAGTCAACAAGGACACTGGTCCGAAGCAGCAGGCGCAGAGCGTGGAAGTCCCCGAGACGACCTCGTCTCTTCCGCCCGCCAAGCCGGCGCCTCTCAAGCCGTCCTTGGTAGCCGCTGCAAAGCAGCAACAGGTTGCAGCGTGGAACGAGTTTGCTGTCTCGATGGAGTCCCAGGATGGTCCTCGTATCGACGCAGCCCTTGAACAGATCAAGGCACTTCACGATTCGGACAGTGTCAACGCGAAGCCGGGCGAGACTCCCGAGTGGCAGCGGGCACTCGACTACATGAGCGGTCTGGAAGCGCAGGCTGCCCAGTGGAGGGCTCTCAAGGTTCCGAATGAACAGTGGTCGCAGAACGTGCAGGACTACCACAACCAGTCCGAGATCGACACGGTTCCTCTTCCCCGACACATCCGGGAAGTTGTGGACCGATTCGATGCGTGGGCCGATGCGCAGAAGCCCGGCACTCTGATGGACGTTGCTGGTCAGGCTCTAGGTGTACCTCGCGCCATCATGTCGAGTGCAGACCTCTCAGCCCCGGGTCGGCAGGGTCTCCTGATGATCGCACGCCCGGAGTACTGGGCGAACATGGCGCCGATGATTCAGGCTTGGAGCCCAGAGAAGTACTTGGAGAGCCAGAGCTACATCCGGCAGCACCCGGACTTCCCTGCTGCTCAGGAGGCGGGCCTTGCCCTGACCGACATTCACTCGAAGCTCGCTCCTCGGGAAGAAGCGTTCCAGTCACAACTGGCTGAGCGCGTTCCTCTTCTAGGTCCCCTTGTGAGGTCCTCGGAACAGGCGTATACGACGTTCCTCAACCGTCTCCGTCTCGACATCTTTTCGAACTCCTTGAAGGAGGCGACGGCGGCTGGTGTGGATGTGAGCGACCCGGAATTCACCGCCTCCCTCGCTGAGTGGATCAACACGAGTAGCGGGCGTGGTGGTAGAAACTTCAACCCAGGAGTTCTCTCCTCGGTCCTGTTCTCCCCTCGACTTGCGGTTGCACGTTTCCAGACGTTCAATCCGTACTACTACTACAAGATGAATCCGTTCGTTCGACAGCAGGCCATCAAGGCGAGCATGTCGGCAGCGGCCATCGTGTACGGGCTCGTGTCTCTGGCTGCGATGGGCGGAGCGAAGGTGACGTGGGATTTCCGCAACCCGGATGCAGGTAAGATTCGCGTTGGGAATACTCGATTCGATCTCGGTGGTGGACACTTCCAGTTCATGCGTCTCTTCACGCAACTTGTGACCCAGTCCCGGATGAACTCTGAGACCGGTGTGGTCTCGAAGCTCGGAGAGAAGTTCGGTGCTCCTACCGGTCTTGACGTGGCAACCAACTTCATCATCGCGAAGGAAGCCCCCGTGGCATCGTTCGTGACGGACTGGTTGCGCGGAAAGGACATGGCGGGGAAGAAGTTCGACCTCACCGACGAGGTGCTCACGCGAGTGACTCCTCTGGCCATGCAGGACACGTACGACGTGATCAAGGATCGAGGAATCGAGGGCCTGGCTTTCTCCGTGCCGGCGATTGTTGGTGTCGGTATCCAGACCTACGCGCCTAAGCCGGCGCACGAGGAGATTCCTTTCATCGGAGTTCAGGGCCAGGTTCCAGGAGAGAAGGCGGCTGAGTACGCAAAGCTGATTCAGCAGGCCGACACGATTGCTGCGACCAAGGCCATGCTCAAGACGAAGAACCTCGGAGAGGCGGCTGCGAAAGCCGTGCTACGGAACTTTGTGAAGGCCGAGCGCATGAAGGCCAGGATCGCGTGGATCAAGGCGAACCAAGGAGCCTACGCTCAAGCGAAGAAAGCGGGGCAGAAGACGATTCCGTTGACGCCCCCTGCGGAGAAGCCATGAACGCTCTACCCGGATGGTTGGTGAGAACCATCGTGACGGCTCTCGTCACGGCGCTGTTTGGAGTAATCCTTGCCTGGGGTGCGAACCTCTCTGGCAAGGCTGAGAAGCACGAGACCCGTATCTCTGTGTTGGAAGACCATCAGGAAGGGATCGACAAGTCTCTCAAGAGCATTGATAGCAAGCTCGACCGTTTGATCGAGCGTCGGAGGTAGTGATGGCAAAGCGAAGTAACCCTGTCATGAATCTCGTGGACCGGGTGAAGAAAGGCATGGCGGCTGTGGACAGCACGATGATGGCGCGCATGCCGAAGGACTTCCAGGAGATGCAGGCGAAGCGGAAGGCTCCCAAGCCGAAGGGAGGTACTCCAAGTGGCTCTTGACCCGATTAGTGCAGTACTGGATGTAGGGAAGACACTCATCGAGCGTTTCATCCCTGACCCGAAGCAGAAGGCGGAAGCTCTCCTGAAGCTAAGAGAGATGGAGCAGAGTGGTGACCTTCAGGTCATTGCGAACCAGATCGAGATCAACAAGATCGAGGCGGCTAGCCCGAGGCTCTTCGTTTCTGGCTGGCGCCCGTTCATCGGGTGGGTTTGCGGAGCGGCTCTGGCGCTTCAACTGATCATCATCCCTCTTGC